CTTATAGATACGCAGAAAGTTGGCGAAAGCTGCTTACTGAAAGAGTGTTCCACTATATGGGTACCGACTACAAATATGCAGTTGGACAGCCCATGGGAGCTTACTCTAGTTGGGCAGCTTTTACGCTTTGTCACCATTTAGTTGTCCAATTTTGTGCTAGTAAATTTGGGAAATTCCCATTTACAAATTATATAATTCTTGGAGATGATATTGTCATTAAAGACAGTAAAGTCGCAAGAGAATATATAAAATTTATGACAAAATTGGATGTCAATATCTCTTTACATAAAACTCATGTATCTAAAGATACTTATGAATTTGCAAAGAGATGAATCAGACGACTAGATTGTGGTAAATATGTCGAGCTTTCGCCTATACCTTTAAAGGGTATAGCTTCCAATATAAATAATCCTTTTATAGTTTATACTATATTATTTGATTATTTTATTACTAAAGGTAATTTGTACTTATCAAAGTTTAATATTATTGGTTTAGTAATTAAATTATATAATAATTTAAATTTTAAAGAATATTCTAAAGGTAAGCTGATTAAATCAGTTACTTTTAGTAATAAATTTTTAAGATCTAAACTATTAATGTTAGATTTAAGTATGAGAATCTCTCTTGATTTGGCTACAGATCAACAGATACGTAAGTATATGTGTTCTGTACTCCCAGATCAAGATTGATATTTCATACCTTATGATAGTACAATTCTAAAAAAAGAATTTTTTAGAGTACTTGGAGTTAGTATATATCCTTCAATTAATGATGGTTTGATTAATTTATCAAAACTCAGAAGAAGATTTACTCATTATTGAGCATTATCTTTTAATGAGCCTAATAAACTAATTTTATTTCCACTCTTTCACGCAATTAATAATTGAGTGAAGGAGCTTGATAAATTTACTAAAGATTTCGAATCAGGTAAGATTAATAATCTTACCCTTTACGAGTTATCTAAATTAGTAAATTTTCTTGATATTAATGAACTCCTTATGTGGGATAGAAATTTTCATTCTACCTTAACATTTGGTGGTAAATTATTATCAAAATCAAGAAATGGATTGAAAGATACTAGACTGGAATCATTTGAGTATGATATACCAGGCTATGATCGAGAATTAACTAATAAAATTAGCTGGATGGCTAATTCTATTGAATTATTTTTCGATTATACTAATACTATAGAGCAGGGAGTTGCTAAACCTTTACCAAAACAAATGGTTGAAAAGTTTAAACAACTCTCTAATCGTCATGGTGGAGCATTTCTACTCTAACACACAATTAGTTAACTTTGCAGTTACTCGTAC